TTCCGCGTCACCGGGCCGGTCGACGAAATACTGCCGCTCCCGGTGCTCGGCCTGTTTGCCGGGGTTGGCGGCGCTGATGGGCCGGTGATAGCCCATCACGCGAGACCAGACTTCGCAGCGCGTGCGCTCCTCCAGGTTGATGCCCGGCAGATACGCGCTGCACTGGTCCCCACAATCCTCCGGGACCCGCCGGCCGATCTCGCAGCGCGGCGGGTCGGAGGTGTGGAGGTTGCCGCAGGGCGTCATGATCTACTGAAATCAGGCGAAGACCGCGCCTTTCAGAACTGCCGGGTAGATCATCCTGACTTTCGCGACAGATGCGCCAGTCGCGGCCGCAGCCGTGGCATACCCAATAATGGTGTCGCCTGTGGCGCTGGATGCGACAGCTTTGATCACGCCGCCAGTCGTCAGCGCTTTCACGGGATCGCCGATGGCGAGGTCGGTGGACGCGGCTGCCTTTTTGGTCAGATTGGCCTCACAGGCCACCTTGACCGCGATGACAAGGCCGGACCCGGTGGCGCTTTCGAGAGCGACACCGGCAATGTTGCCCGACAGCACAACATTGCCCTGCGTTACTGCGCCGGTCGTGGTGTATTTGTAATCCCACGAACCCTGATCTGAAATGATGTTTGTTGCCATTTTTTACTCCGCTTGAGTATTCGCTGGCCCGCTTGCGCGGGCCATCATGGGATTACTGATTACGCGCCGTCGTTGTAGTACAGGCCACGGAAGTCCAGTGCCTTTGCGACCGCATCGATGCGTACCTTGTAAGTCACACCGTCGGATGTCGGGCTATGATCGACCTCTTCCAGGAATGGCTCTTGCTGGCCATTCAGGAAGAACACGGTCACGGTCTCAACTACGGAGTTGCGAGCCGCAGCGAGATACCATCCAGCGGTGATCCCCGAACCGTCGAGATACGCATCGCTGACGACTTCGAGGCGATTCTGGAAGGGATTTGGAGAATCGCGACGGCTAACGGTAGCGGTCGTTCCAGCCGGGTCGTAGGTTGATGTCACCAGCACGCGGGAGGTGGTTTCCAGCGCCTTCGGGACGATCAGGTAGGACGGGCTCAGGTTCAGGTAGGCGTTGGAAGTCTCGCCACTGCGGGCCGGCGCCTTCTGCTTGGCCATCGCCACAAAACCAGCGTCCAGCGTGGTCACACTCGGCGCAGCGCCAGAAGTCACGTAGTTGGCGTGCGTTGAAGCGTCGAACAGCGCCGTGCTGTCCTGTGTCAGCGTCTCGGATGTCCCGTTCACCAGCCTGTCATAGGCCAGCATGTTGACCTTGCGGGCGGCCGCCGATCCCATTGCCATCGGAACCCTGGTGAAGGCACCCAGGTCGTCGTCGATGATCGTCTGACGACCGATGGAGAACAACGCGCCGTAGGTGGCGAGCTGCGCGGTTTCATGCACGTCGTCCATCGAATGCTCTTGATACGGACCGCCGGATCGCGGAATCGTATCGAGATCGGGGAACGCGCCGAGACCGGCGATGGTGGCCGACTTGAAATCAGGCAGCGATCCGATATTGCACCATAGCTGCCACGTCGTCGGCGCCTCCATCCAGCCGCGCAGCGCCGACTTGTTGGCCACATTGGCAAGAATGCTCGGGAAGTCAGCATTGGTGTGCGATCCGGCGCGGCCAAGCATCATCCCGGCGAGCTTCTTTTTATCGAAGCCGGAGGTCTGCACATTGCTGTGGCGCAGCATTTCCATGCCGAGGTCATAGGTTGACCAGTCGTGGTATCCGGACTCGCGGACCTCGCGGACCACATCACGGTCGGTCTCCATTCCGCTGCGGACCATGATCGCTTTGGTGGAGATGTCCTTGAGCTTGTCGCGCTCGTCAGCACCAGCCTGGACGCGCATCCCTGGCAGTCCGCCGCGATGCTGCACATCGGGAGAACGCTGGCTTGACCTTCCAACGCCGACATCAAGGTCCGTATGCTTGCGCATGTCAGGAACGTCGTCGCGGACGATGTATTTCGCGACATCCATCGGATTGGCTCGCATCATCTCGCGGCGCGTGCGCAGCTCGTCCCAGCCGTCATCGACTGCACGAGCGCGGATGGCGCGGAACAGTTCCGAGTCGGGAACCAACCGATCGCCGTTGTCATCGACCTCGTCGAAGATTGCGTCGATGGCGCGGATGCGCTCACGCTCTTTCTGGACCGCCTCTTTGGCTCCGGCTGCATGGGCGATCCGAAAATCTCGTTTCATCTCAGTGACGACGGCTGCCTCGCCGTCGTCACTGAGATTGATGCCGACAGTGGCGTCGGCTGGGACAGACACGACCGATGCCTCAATCGGCGTCCATCGCGTCACTCGGACCACGTCACTCCCTTCATCCTCTTCCCATTTCTGCACTCGATACCCAATGGACATGTCGGTCAGCACACCATCACGCACATCCTGCCAGCGTGATTCGGCCTCAGCGGATCGGCCAAAATGCAGAACGCCGCGGAGCACGCCGTTATCAATCCGGATTCCGCGAATGCGGCCGACAAGCCGATCCGCGTCATGGTTGAACAACAGTGGCAAGCCGGCATCGCCATTGGCGCGCGACAGGTCGATGGAATCTTCTGAGTGAACGAGGATCTCGCGACCGAACCAGCGCGGCACCTCTTGCTCAGAGGAGAGTGCCGCGGGTACGGTGCGAGCCTCGAAATCAGCAGCACGACGGTCTAGGTCGAGCACAGCACGACTGTGCGTCTCGTGCCGAATGCGTTTGTTTCTTTCTGTCATGTTGGGTACTCCTGCTCACTGCCGAGGCCGTGCCGCTGGAAATGAACGTCAAACTCGAGGAGTCGCGAATCGGCGGCATACCCGTCGCCAGTCGCTGCGCCGTTCCTTCGCAGTTGCGTGCAAATAATGCAACTTCCCCTGTATCCGGTCATCGCAAGCTCAGGAAAAGCGTCCACGATAATGACGTTTTTGACATCGTTCCCCGTGGCGGCCGTGTTGCGCCCGGTGGCAGCAATCCAGGAGCTCCAGCCGGTAGCAGTCAGCTCCGATCCATTGTTCGCACGCCGATAGCGATACTCCCAAACCTCCGCTGGTGGTCTTGCTCCAGTGCACATGCGGGCGAATCGGTGTGGAGTTCCATGCGTGCGGCATTTGCCAGATGACCGCAATCTGCTCGCCAGTAGCGGCATCGAAGAGCAGGCTGCCATCGGTATCAACGTCTGGATCGCCAGATTGCCCGCGGATCGGGATAACGCTGGCTGGTGCTCGCAGATCGTCCCAGGACTGCCCCTGCAATGCGTTGTACAGGTCCGCTGCCAGAGTCATGCAGCCTCCTCCATATCGTCTTGGTCATCGGCGTCCGGCGGTGTCTGCGTGCTGTCCGGACGCACGTCGAATTCATCGCTCGCAAGCTGCGCGTCCACTTCACGCGGATCGCCGCCAAGGTCCCGAATCACCTGATACCGAGAGCGGAACCCGGCCTCGACAGCCAGCTTGTGCGCTTCGATCTCCTTCTTCGGGTCAATCCACGGCAGCGGCTGTTGGCGGATCTCTGGACGGTAAAGGGTTCGCTGGTCGATATTCGCAGGGATGCGCAGGTTCCCGGAAATACGCTGTGCGTCGATAAAGCGGCGCCAGACCGGCAGATAGAATTTGTGCACCAGATAGTTGTGAAGGCGTCGGTAGTGGACAGCGCCCTCAACAAGTTCCTGGCGTTGCGCAGAATAGGTCCCGTTGTAATCCTTCGCGATGCTTGAGCGACGAGTGCCCGTGCCAGCAGCGATCCTCCGCTCCTGAATCGAGATGTAGTTCTCTACATCGTTGTTTGGCCGTTTGGCATCGATGATCCCGACATCCTCGCCAGGCAGCAGGTTGTCAAAGATCATCCCAGGAGCCATCTCCATGAGCCGATCCCCGGTAGAGGAATCGGTAATCGGATCGCCAAGCTCTGGCTTTTTGATGTAGGCACTGAAGCTGGCTGCGATGTGCGCTGCCACGCGCTCGGACTCTTCATAGTCCTTGATGTCGTCCAACCGCGTCATCACCGAGTGCAGGATGGATACACCACGAGTCTGATGCAGGCGTCTGCAGAATTTGAGATGCGAGATATTGCCAGCGCTGACGACCACGGTGTCATAGGTCAACCTGGCGCTTAATGACTGGCCAAGCAGGCCAATATTCCCCGGATGCTGGCGATAGACGTGGTAGGCAACCGGGCGCCCGAATCGGTCTTTGATGACACCGTGGATCACGTTCTCCTGCTGATTGAACAGGTCGAACGGAACGAAATCGCTCTCAAGCGGCTGGAGTTGATACTCGCCTGGGTTCGGGCTTACGTGCTGCAGGAAAATTTCACCATCACGCAACCAACTGCGACACACAAGCCGCTCAAGCTCCGGGCCAGGAAGCTCTCCAGTAATCTCTGGCCTTTCCCACCACAGAGACCACAGC